GCGCACAACATCAGGCAGCTCAGCGCTGTACCAGCGGCGTAACGTTTCATTTTCATTCATCAGCCTCGTAATGGTTTCTTCCCGGCGCACGGCCATCGCACCGGCAGCAATCAGCTCACCACGTAAACTGACCTGTGCGGTTTCATTTCGCCTGGCGATTCCCTGCGAAACGGAAAGCTGATTTTTCAGCATCCCGATCACGTTTTTCTGTTCGATCGCGACCTTATTTGCCCGGTCAAAAGAGCGCCGTAGATTACCGTTCTCATGCCTTAACCAGAGCACAGCCGCCAGCGCCAGGCCTGCGGCAATCAACATCACAATGTATCTGGACACAGCCCCGCCTCCTCAATGCGCTGACGGTATGAGGTGCGCACCCCCGTAAAGGTCAGGACGCAAATCAGGTAAAGCAGCGCGGTAAAGATCCAGCCAGCACCGAGCAGACACCCAATGGTTACGACAAAAATAATAAGAGACCATGCGCGACGCGCCTTTGAGGGCTTGTTACAGAAAACAGCGCGGAAGATTTTCATAATCTCGGGTTTTACCGGAATACCTTTCCCCGCATTTCGTAGCCAGTGGTCAAAAACAGCCACACCGGCGAGACTCGCCGCAATACAGACAACACAGCCAAACAGCGCCCACGCTGCAACAAAATTAAGTGCTGCACTTTGCGGCGAAGCCAGCCCCCACAGCAGGAATACAGCCAGCAGGGCATCTAAAATCAGTGAACGTAAAAACTTTTTCATTGAGAAACTCCTTTCAGACAATAAGCACGCTCACGCGCGCGGCGATTTTCCAGCCCTTTATTGATTGAGCCATTCACATAAACCCAGCGGGTGAGCTGGTCGCACGCCTGCCACCATTGGTGTCGCTTGATATACGACACCAGCGTCGACCGGCAGGCCGCGCCGGTTCCCACGTTGAATGAGAAGCTGACCAGCGCGTCGTAAATGTGCTGCGGCATTTCTACCGGCACGCAGACTGCGAGACGCCTCTCGACGTTCATCACATCCGCGACGAGGTTCGCCGCCGCCTGACGTTCTGTGATTTCCCCTTTTGGGACGACACCGGCAGTGTGGCCGATGCCTGACGTCCACACTCCCGCGCTGCACTGGTAAGGCGTCAGGCGACAACCTTCGAGGTCGGCAATCAGCTCCAGCCCCTCGGGCGAGGTGTTAAGCAGACGAAAGTCAGGCATCAGCGCCGCCAGCGCCAGCACTGCGGCCACACTGCAACGTTTAACGATTGATTTCACGAATTGCCCCCTTGTCGAGTCCGAGTGACGTCAGATAGAGGTACGTTTTGCGCTTAAACCAGTAATTCGTAAGCGCGGTAAAAATGGCGCATCCGCCGCCCACGTAAAGCGCCATCTTTTCGGGCGACATTGCGCCGAGGTACGCCAGCGCGACGGCCAGCCAGTAGGCGATAAATGTGGTGATTTTCTCCATACTCAGTCCCATAGATTCACCGTTTCGGTTCTGGCCGCGCTGTCGGTCTCGGGCAGTTCAATTGCCGTGCCGTGCGGCAGGATGACGCCGAGCTCAGACAGACCGGGATTCGCTTCTAAGACGGTTTCGACCACGCCCTCGGAGCGCCCGTAGTACCGCACACAAATCGCGTCGAGGGTGTCGCCCTGTAGCGCATACGCTTTCATCAGATTTGCCCCACAATGCAACGCGCTTTGTCCTGGATGCGCGCCACAGACCAGCGCATATCCCGCCACATTTCATCGATAGTGCTGTCGATGCTGTCGGCCTTTTTGTCACCTCTGGCGGTCGCATCCACGCCGCGAAAACGCTCGTAAAGCGTGGCGGTCGTCATGGCACACACGGCGTTGAAGTAGTGGAAAACACGCACACTTTCGCCGTCGAGCCTGTCGGTCGGGACATCCGCCAGCGTGGCGTAACCGGCATCGAGCTGACGCTCGCGCCATTCGCCCAGCTCCGCGTTCGTCTCTGCGATGGCGGTCTTAATTGCCCGGCGCAGGCGCACAGGGGAAACGGTCTGCTCTAAACGCATTTCCTCACGCACGCGCTTCGGATCAACATCAGGAAAAAACGGGGTGTTTTTGATTACCGGCTCGCTCACGCCCGGCGGCGGTATCACCACGCCCGGCACATCCTGCGGCTCTTTGTTTTGCTCAATAATCAGCGTCGTCATGACAACCTCGGGTAATAGGTGGGCGGTGGACGCCGGTCGCAGTCAGGGCAATTGATACCCGCTTTGACCGGCGTGCCGCCCGGCTCGGGGAGCGCTCGGTTAACCTGCGGCTTTAGCCGCCTTTGGTGGACGCCCGCGACGTGCCGCCGGTTTGGCGGCAGGTTTGCGCGTGCGCGGTTTAGTCGTTTTGGTTTTCGGTGCCGGTTCGGGTTTTGGCCTGAGCTGGCGCTCTAACTGCTCGATATCCTTTTTCACCCCGATTGTGCGTTCTAACTGGATCGCGCGTTGCAGGTGCGCCAGCGCCTCGGGCAGTTGATTCGCATCACGCAGGACATAGCCGGTGATTTTGTGCAGCTTCGCGCGCACGATATCGGGCATGTCAGCGCGTTCAGTCAGCGCAATAGTGTCGAGCAGGTTCGCCAGTTCGACCGGCTGTTTTGCAGCGAGCAGGCGCTGCGCGGCAAGTGCCACCTCTTCGGCCAGCAGGTAAGGCGTAGGACGTCGACCGGTCGGCATGGTCAGGCCATAGGTCATGGCGTAACGGGCAATCTCCAGCGCCCCGGCGATATCGTCAGCATCGAGACGCCACAGCATGACCGTCATGACGATGTCATCCTGCGCCCCTTTACCACTTTCGAGGACGCCAGCCACCCATGGCAGATAGAACGGCAGCAGCTCGCGCTTTTTATCTGCCTTGCGCTCATTGGATCGGATTTGTTTTAGCGTGCGGTTGTCTGCGGCCAGCTTAACGAGCATCTGCTCATAGGCAGTTGCATTGCGCAGCGGGACAGCAGCCCGCCGCGCTGTTTCAGAGGCCGAGACCCGCATCATGTGACGCGCTGCGGGACTCGTCATGGCTTACTCTCCGCTTTCCGGTGCAGCAGGGGCGGTGAAGTCACCGAGCTTGATATTTTCAATCAGGCAACCGGCAGCGTATGCCTCGACCACGTAGTCGGTATTCATTGACTCGTAGTTCTCGATACGGTCTTTCTTCGGGTTTTCGATGATGCTGCGGCGATGCGCGTCATCCATGAAGTAGATAGACAGGTTATCGAGACGCGTCACCATAAGGGCATTCGCCGGGAAGTAAGGCACGCGCACGGCAGGCAGGTTGCCGATTCGCTTCTGGCTGATGATGATGTCAGCGGCCAGCGACTCGCTGTTTTCCTGGTCTTTATTGACGATAGGGAAGTATTTATCCGCCATCAGCTTGCGACCGGTGATGACAACCAGCTCCGGGTCATCCTGATAAATCTCATCAATCAGGTTGCCGGTGGCATCCATGACCAGCGCGTCGAGGTTCGCATAGTCGCCGTTTTTACCCACGCGGATCACATCGGAAATGACCGCGCCGTCCTCGTCGGTGATTTTTGACATCACGCGCGCTGGCGCTTCATTGCGGTACTTCTGCAACCAGCCCACCGCCACATCCTGAAGCATCGGATTTTTTTTGCGGTCAGATTTTGCGGCGCGCTCAATGCCGTTGAAACCGGCCATGATGAAATCGAGCGCCTGACGCTTGATAATGGCGTTACGGATACGGGTCTGGAAGTCCTGGAATCGCGCCCACAGGTCGAGCTGTTTATAGCGGATGTGGAAGTCAAAGTTAATCTGCGCGCATTCGTATTTATTGGACTCCAGCGCAGTAAAATCAGCGGTTTCACGCTCGCCATCGCCGTCAGTATCAGCGGTGCTCGCGATTGTGCCGTTAACACCCACACCGACCTTTTCGCCTTTCAGCTCGTCGACCGGCACGATGTTGATTTTCGTAAGGAATGAGGACGATTCCTGCACGGTGTCCATCATGGTTTGCGTGACCGACGGCTCGACGGTGAATTTCTTCGCCACGTCATCGGTGGAAATGTCGTTCAGCTCCGCGACGCGGGTCAGGTAGGCATTGAATTTAAAGCGGGTTTGTTTACGCATGGTTTTTCCTGTTCGGGTAATAGGTATCAGGCCGGGCGTCGCGCCCGGCGGGTTATCAGCAGTTGGTCAGCAGCTCGTCGCCCGTACCACCTTTTGAAAGCTCGCGGCGTGGCTGGCGCTGGCTTTCGGTGTTATCGAGGGAGTTTTTGAGGTCGTTAAACGCCTGCGCGCTTTCTTCGGCCTTGCTGGTCACGTCCTGCTTAAGCTGAGCCAGTTCGGTCTCAAGCTCAGTGACGCGCTGGTCGGTGGCGGTGAGGTTGGTTTGCACCAGCTCGGTGACGGTCGTCACAGCCTCATGCACATCTGCAAGACGTGCGTCGTCGCTGGCCTGTTTACGGCTGAAAATGGCCTTTACCTTGTCGGTCAGGCTGTTGAGCATGGTGTCGGGAACGTCTTCAAATTCCAGCTCAGCCAGTGAGGCCACAGAGAAGAGATCGCCCGGCTGGTCTTTTTTACCGGCGAGCGGGTTCTGCGTGGCGCGGCTACAGAATTCGAGGTATTCGGTGCCGAGGCTTGCCGGGTCATCGGTGACGGCGAGGCCAACCAGATAGCACTTGCCACTGTTGGCAAAATTCGGGCGGATCTCCATTGAGGTGTAAACCTTCTGCCCGGCCTTAACCATGCTGACCAGCTCGTCAAGGGGCTGGATTTTGCCAAACAACGCCTTTTTGCCGTCGAGCGCAGAGCCATCGCTGATAACCTCCGCTTTTAGCTCGACTACATCGCCGTATCGCTTAAACAGACTGTCAGGCAGCAGCCCCCGGATATGTTCGAGGTTAATGCGGCAGCCGTAGACGCGCGGGTCGAACGTATCGGCCATTTCCTGAATGTCATCAGCGCTGATGACGCGGCCATCGCAGGTGTCACCCTCGACGCCGATGCGAAACCATTTAGAAACTTTCTTTGCCATTGTTCAGGTGTCCTGATGTTGGGTTTTCGGGTCGGGGTTAGTTTCCCGACTCAGCCCCTCATCAGCCACCTGTTGCGGAAGTGCAACTCCTGACACAACAGGGGCTTAGCGATTAAGCACGGTCATTTCCTTAGCCTTGCCTCATAACATCAAAACGAGGTAAGCATGACCATTTCAACTGACCTTTCACTACTCAATGACCCTCGACGACAGGCGCGGCTGTTGTACTGGCAGGGGTTCGCCGTGCCGCAAATCTGCGACATGCTGCAACTCAAGCGCCCCACGGTGCAGAGCTGGAAACAGCGTGATGGATGGGAGGAAACCGCGCCGATTAACCGCATTGAGTCGACGTTAGAGGCGCGCCTCATCCAGCTTTACGCCAAGCCCGACCTGACGCCTCACGACTTTAAGGTCGCTGATTTTCTGTCGCGACAGATGGAGCGCCTTGCGCGCGTGAACCGCTACAGCCAGACCGGAAACGAGGTGGATTTAAACCCCAACATTGCCAGCCGCAACAAAGGGGATCGCAAAAAGCCGAAACGTAATTTCTTCAGTGAAGAGGCGATTGAAAAGCTGGAAGAGATTTTCTTTGACCAGTCGTTTGAGTATCAGCTCAGGTGGCATAAGGCAGGCATCGCGCACCGTATTCGCCACATCCTCAAATCGCGCCAGATTGGCGCAACGTTCTACTTTGCGCGCGAAGCGCTCCTGCGCGCCCTTAAGACCGGCCATAACCAGATATTTTTGTCAGCCAGTAAAACGCAGGCTTACGTTTTCCGTAAGTACATCATCGCCTTTGCGCGTCTGGTCGACGTCGACCTGTCAGGCGACCCGATTGTCATTGGTAACAACGGCGCAGAGCTGATTTTCCTCGGGACTAATTCCAATACCGCGCAGAGTCACAACGGCGACCTCTATGTCGATGAGATTTTCTGGATACCCAACTTCCAGAAGCTGCGAAAAGTCGCCTCCGGTATGGCCTCACAGTCGCACCTGCGCACCACCTATTTTTCGACGCCGTCGACGCTGGCACACGGCGCGTACCCGTTCTGGTCAGGGGAGCTGTTTAACCGTGGCCGCAGTAACCGCGACGAACGTGTCGACATCGATATCAGTCATCAGGCGCTTGCCGGGGGCATGTTATGCGGGGACGGTCAGTGGCGGCAGATTGTCACCATTGAGGACGCGCTCGCCGGGGGCTGTACCCTGTTTAACCTCGAACAGCTCAGACAGGAAAACAGCGCGGATGACTTCCGTAACCTGTTTATGTGCGAGTTCGTCGACGATAAGGCGTCGGTATTCCCGTTCGAGGAGCTGCAACGCTGCATGGTCGATGCGATGGAGGAATGGGAGGACTTCGAGCCGTTTTCCGACCGACCGTTTAACTGGCGCCCGGTCTGGATTGGCTACGATCCGTCACATACCGGCGACAGCGCAGGCTGTGCGGTGCTGGCTCCGCCGCTGGTTGCCGGTGGCAAGTTCCGCATCCTTGAGCGTCACCAGTGGAAAGGCATGGATTTTGCCGCGCAGGCCGAGGCCATCCGTGCGCTGACCGAGAAATACACGGTCGACTATATCGGCATCGATGCGACCGGCATCGGCCAGGGTGTTTACCAGCTTGTGCGCTCATTCTTCCCGGTGGCGCGCGCCATCCGCTACACGCCGGAAATGAAAACCGCAATGGTGCTGAAAGCGAAAGACACCATCCGACGCGGGTGTCTGGAGTATGACGCCGGTGCGACCGACATCACGCAGTCATTCATGGCTATCCGCAAAACCATGACCAGCAGCGGTCGCAGTGCCACCTATGAAGCCAGCCGCAGTGAGGAAGCCAGCCACGCGGATATCGCATGGGCGACCATGCACGCCCTGTTAAACGAGCCACTTTCCGCCGGTAGCGGTATGCATTCAACCTCGATTCTGGATATCAACTAAGATGAAAAAACGCCAAAAGAAACAGCCAAAACAGACCAACATGACCGCCAGCGCACCGCAGAAAATGGAGGCGTTCACCTTTGGCGAGCCGTCACCCGTTCTGGATCGCCGCGATATCCTCGACTATGTCGAGTGCATCAATAACGGTAAATGGTACGAGCCGCCGGTCAACTTCTCCGGGCTGGCGAAAAGCCTGCGCGCCGCCGTGCATCACAGCTCCCCGATTTACGTGAAGCGTAACATCCTGACGAGCACCTATATCCCGCATCCGTTGCTTTCACGGCAGGATTTCAGCCGCCTTGTGCTCGATTATCTGGTGTTTGCCAACGGCTATCTTGAGAAGCGCATGAGCGTGACCGGCCAGCTCTTTAAACTGGAAACCTCCCCGGCCAAATACACCCGCCGTGGTGTCGAGGATGGCGTTTACTGGTACGTGTCGGACTATACGCACCCGCACCAGTTCGCGCCCGGCTCGGTGTTTCACCTGCTTGAGCCCGATATCAATCAGGAGCTCTACGGGATGCCGGAATACCTGAGCGCGCTTAATTCAGCCTGGCTGAATGAATCCGCCACGCTGTTTCGTCGCAAGTATTACCAGAACGGCGCGCACGCGGGTTACATAATGTACGTCACCGACGCGGCGCAGAGCAGCACCGACGTCGAGGCGCTGCGCTCCGCGATGCGCGACTCGAAAGGGCTCGGGAATTTCAAAAACCTGTTTTTCTATGCCCCGAACGGGAAACCGGACGGCATCAAGATTGTGCCGCTGAGTGAAGTCGCCACGAAGGATGATTTTTTCAACATCAAAAAGGTGAGCGCCGCCGACCTGCTCGATGCGCACCGCGTACCGTTCCAGCTTATGGGCGGCAAGCCCGAGAATATTGGCTCAATGGGTGATATCGAGAAGGTGGCGCGGGTGTTTGTACGTAACGAGCTGACGCCATTGCAGGAGCGTTTCAAGGAAATCAATGAATGGCTCGGTTTAGAGGTGATCCGCTTTAAGGATTACAACATCGAAACCGAGTAACCCCCCGTCAGAATGCCGCCTCCGGGCGGCATCCTCTCAGAGCCAGCCAGACGCCGCACACGCGACGCAACTACGCCAGCACCTCATTAACCGACCGCACATAACAGCGCGCCACCACGACGCGCACAGACGCGTAAAATAAATCCTGTCACCACGTCTGGCGCGCAGTGCTATCCCCGCCTCGCCTGCCCGCTTGATGGGTCGATTTTAATGCAGTTGCATGACCATGCTGGATCCGCGCCAGCTCTGGCGGCGCACGGCCAGAACGGGCAACCTCGGCGCATGCAGAACCATGCACCTGTTGCGTGCACGGCTATAAAAACAGAAATTTGGCAATCATACGGATAATCTAAAGACGAATACACTCGTTACTTCATTACTCCTATAAAAGCGGCAATCATACTTCCCAAACCACCTATGGCAGCAAATAAAGTAGCCCAAAACATACTTCGCTGGCTTCTAATATTCTCTTTATAACGTTGTTCGGTTTTGTTGAAGTTAGCTAGGGTATTAACCGATTTTCCGCTAGGTTTGTATCCCTCTTGAGACTTTAAAAGGTCACCATTTTCTACAAGTGAGTCAAGGCATAAACGAAGCTCTTTTTTTAGCCTGGAAGGATCATCATGATAAATCCATAACCTACCGGCAACATCATTCATTATAAGAATCTCGCTGAATGGTCTTTCGCCTTGCTGTTCCCTATAAATCCTGACAACTGAGGTCAAGACAGTCATTGCATCAGTAATTTCTTGTTTGCGTTGACGATAAAGAAACTTCTCACGACTGAGTTTTTTGTTTTCACTATTCGCAAATCTTTTGAGCTTCCATACTTTATAACACCCCAATTCATCCAGTGAATTAAATTTAAATTCATGCGCATGATAATAAAATATACCAGAAAAAGAATTAGCGTTAAATTGCTCTGGATTAAGCTCAACGTCAACATTAAATACATTGCGTTGAGTATCCCACCGCTTTGCCTTTATCACCCCATCAATATATCTATCAAATAGATATTCATTACCATCATCATCTTTTATATAAACGGAATACATATCATAATTTATGGCATTCTCATACATTAAACTAATTCTGCCGTTGTCCGGCGTTCTCTTTTGCTCAAAAATTTCAAGATGCTTTCTAACATCAACATTATTAATACGCAGCATACCTCCCCCTTTAAATCTACTTTTACGATAAGCAATTTAGTTATGTAACTAACGCCTCGCGGAGCTCGTTGTTCAACGCCACCGGCACTGAAAGCAAGTTTCAGTGCCGGTGGCGTTTGTCATTTTCTTGTTTAATTGTCGAGTATCGAATCGACCTCACCTGTTCGCACGTTAACGCGAGCCGCTACAGTCTGTTTGACCACACCACCATAAGCATTGGTGCCACGAAACGTTGTTTTAACAATAGCATGCGGGTCTTTATTCAAAATCAGATGATAGACTGTTGAAACATGCTTGTAGGATGAATCATCATTCATGCTGGCTTTTATCAGCTTTTCCAACGGTCGATATGAGCCATCCCAACCGCTAAAATTACCCTGAAACGCGTCAAGGTTAATTTTATTATTCAGAGATTGTGGATCCTTCTCAAAGTCGTTAAAACACCACCCCAATACATCACCGAGTGTTAACGCATAATCTTTAGTGAAAGTGTACTCACTCATACAGGCATAAACGGCATCAGCAGAGCTGGCCGATACACCTTTGTAGTCAACATAGCCTTTAACGATATCGTGCCGAGTTTGCTTTGGTTCGTTGCGATATTCTTTGAGTGTTAAGTCTGCGTACTCAAACGCTGGCGTTACCGGTTCCGCTTTAACCGCCGTTGCATTAGTTTGTGCCACAGGCTGACTATTCTTACTCGGCCATAAGATCGAGCCAATAACGCCCAACGCCAGACATCCACCGAGATAAACCGCACTGGATCGCTTACGGTTCGGCATTCGAACCAGCGACGGCTTGATTAACCCCACGATAAAAGCAATAAAGAGAGCCAGAGATAAAAATGCTATTACGGTATCCATGATTTTCCTTTGTGTCATCCCCATAAAAAACAACCCCATGGTATCAAACATGGGGTGAAAAGTTAGTACTTAGTCTTCATATGGCTAATGCCATGTTACGTCCTGCCAGACGTCTTCAAAAATAACACCTAATCGTTCTCGGTCTGAGTCGCTCGGGAAACCCTTAATATCGATTTTCGGTATGGAGCCTTTTTTGACAACGACGGTAGAGGAGGGGAATGAGTTGTTCACTCTCCGGTTGAGTTCTTTCTCGAGCGAGTCGAGCCTTGCGTCGTCTATGTTTTGAACAGGTTTCAGAGTAATGTTAATTATCATAAGTTACTGAACCTCATAGAAAATATCGCTTTCTTCATTATCGTTTTCTCTACTGGCTAAATCGGCAATGATAGAGAGGGCAAGCTTGAGGTCAGAAGACTTACAATTCGCAATTAGCGATACCTCCGCGATAAATTGTACACAAGCCCATTTATGCTGCGCTTGGTTGAAATGTTCTGCAACCATCAAATTCCTCCCTCTGAAAATACTGTATATGCATCCAGTATAACAATTGAAAAGGAAAATGAAAGAAAAAATAATTACTAAAGCTCTGCTGTATGTGACTGATATGAAAACAGATAGAGTGTCAATGTTTTGCTGCTTGCGCCAACGTCGCGACTCTTTCGAGAATGCTTCTGGTTTTCGATTCGTGTGAAGGGGTCGCCCTCAAAAGTTCGCCGCGTGCAGTTCCCCTGCGCCATATACCGTTGATGCAACTTTTACCACCTGTAATCAGGTGCAGGGCTTCGCCCCGGCTAATAGTGATTCCGGTCGTGAGGTGTACCTCGTCAATAATATTCGCTAAAGCTGCGTTTTGCTCATCCGTTCCGTGGATGAATTTTCGCCGTATTGCTGGCTTTTGCTTCCTGAGTCGGTTGGTCAATTCCCGCCTTTCACGCCGACTAAGAGGTTTTGTTAAATCCAGTATCGGTGGATCGCTTTCGCTTCCCGTACAGTTATTGACAGAACTCCGAGAGGGCGCAGGAGCGCCCTTAACGTCAACGGCCAAATCAACGGCACGCTTCGGCACAATTTTCCACTGCGTTAGCCGGGTTAAAATCGGGGTGCCAGCACCGACAGCGGAATCGTACACGCCACGGATGCAGACGGTTTCCTCACCATACTGGTTAAACTCGGCGCGCGGTTCGTACAGCGTGCGCACCTGCAAATCATCGCGACGAACGAACGGGCCACCCTGCGCATTTACGTAACCAGCCCAGTCACCGGCGTCAGCGGCATCATGGACGGCGGCAAACTCAACGCTCAGGCTGTGGGCAGTCTCTGTATCAGCGAGGCGGCGCAACTCACGATAGACCGTCACCGGCGCACCGCCGATAAACTGAAATTGACGTATGTGCCAGCGTGCCGCCCATGCTGAAACGGCGGGAGCAGTCTCTTTCAACAGTTCACCGCTCTCGTCATCGGTTTCACCATCGAGAGCATAGCCGTCGATGTTTTTGGAAATGTATTTAGCAACATAGCCGGTAGCGCTGCCCTTTTCCGGGTCAATGGCCTCGGCATGAAAGCGCGCTTTTTTGGCTTTATCACTTCTCAGTTCGTGGTGGTCTTCCTCCCATGCATAATCACGAATGATGAGGCGCACGCGCTCGACGTCTTCCGGCAACATGAACATAAGCATGTGCCAGTGTGGCGTCCCGTCGTGATGAGGCTCGGCAACACGTATGCCGAAAATGCGGATTTCTTCCCGGTGCAGCTTGGCGCGAATGCGCGCCCAAAGGCTGGTGAGATAGCTCTGCGTGTCCGACGGGCTGGCACCGTTCCATTTGCTGTTACGGTATCCCGCTTTAGTCGTGGCGTGATATTTAGACGGCGCGGTCAGGGTGTAAAACTCCCCGACGTATCCGAGCTCATTGCAGATATTTTCAAACCCACGGATGCGGGTCATCAGCTCGCAGCGACGTATCGCAGGGTTGGCGACCGAGCCATCATATTTTTCAATCAGGCTGATGCGGTTGCCGTCTTCGTCTTCGAGATCCAGCCCCTTGAGAAATTCACGTGTGCGGCGCTTCTGCTCGCGCCAGTCAGTCACGCAGTTTTTACTCGCGTATGCGTGTCTTTTTTTGCTGACACTGCCGACTGCAATGTGCAGATGTTCGCGCCATGCAGCCGCAATGCGACGTAAGCGGCCACGCCACCAAACCTCATTAAACATGCGGGTGATGGCCGGGGCGATTTCATCCTCACCGACATATTTCTTTGTCACCCGCTCCCAATGCGGCGGGGTAACGTTGAATTGCAGGGAAATAATCCCAGCGCGCATATACCAGGTATACAGCGTTTTGAGCTCACTAAATCCGCTATCATCTATGTCAGCCAGTTCAGCGCGAATGAAATTAGCGATATCAGCGGCCAGCAGGTCAATATCGGCGCGCGCCATATCCGGGAGACGGTTATATCTGGCGACCATATTGACCATGCGCGATGCCAGATATTGCATAAACTGGGTATCAAAATGACCACCAAAAACAGCGGTTGATACATTGCTGTTGATACCCGCGCACTCGTATTTTTTTGCGACCAGTTCAAGACGTGGCAATGCCTTTTTGCAGAAGCTGATTAAAAAGGCATTGGCTCGTTGACTGCCCTGATTTTGCTCCAGCACCGCAGCGGTACGATAAACGTCAAAGCGCACGCACTCGGGCTGGAGAGAAAGCACTTTTCTCGCATGCAGCAAAGCCGCGAACATACGGTCGCGGCGATGCTGTTGGTCATATGTGAGGTATGGGCTGGCTATTGCCGACCGTGGGGCATTCCACGGATGAGCATAGTTAACGCTTACCCGCATAGTTCCCCCATTTGCCTGCGCTGTATGCTTAACATTACATAGCCGGGAGCCCACTCGTTAAGGTCAGTTACATGAGTCACTAGCACGTAGACAAAAGCGCCGGTAAAACCGACCAGTTTCGGGTCATATTCGCATGGACCATACTCGTTTAAGCAAAGTAAATCCCCGACAGCAAAATCACGGTCAGCACGGCGAAACTCGGCTTTTTTTGTGCCATTGATGACAGCCTGAAAAAATTCAGGCCGAATTTTTAGTTGATGTGTTTTTCTCATGCCGTCGCCTTGATAGAGGAGGCGCACATTTCTCCGATACGCTCAATTTCAGATGCCATTGCGTCAAGCGTGGTAATTGATGACTGCTGAATATGATGATGAATCAGCCCGGAAATAAGCTGGTTAATCTTCGGGTAATAACCGATGGTGTCGAGCCATTCCTCACCAGCTTTTTTACCTGACTTAACGACTTTCTTTTCATTCAGGACGAATTGATACTGGTCGCTGGTAATAATCCATTTATCACCTATTTCGATTCGAATGCTCATTTACACAGCCCTGTAGTGTTTTGATTTGAGCTCGGCGATTTGCTGGCAGGTCACGCAAAAGGCCACACCCGGAATCGCATTGCGGCGAGCTTCCGGAATTGGTGCGTCGCATTCTTCGCAGAGGAAACGAGAAGGCGCAGCGATACGGCTGCGCGCGTTGTTGATGTGGCGCTCGCGGTCTTCCTGCTCACGCATTTGTGCTAAATCCATTACATCGGCCATTAGTGCAGCTCCTGTGATTCGTTCTCAAAGCGGGTGGCTTCACGACGCAGCAGTTCAGCGGCTTCGATGCCGCTCATACCCTCTTTGGTGATATGAATAGCTAGCGCCTCAAGACGAATGGAAACGGCAAGAGCGCGGTCTTTACGCTCTTCTTTTTTTGCATCGGTCAGCAGTACGGCCAGTGCATCGCTATCGGTGTGAAAGCTGCGTGTTTCGGTATTACGCATAATTGACTCTCCTGATTTCGGGCAATAAGAAGTCCGGCGGGTTTACGCCATTAATTTCTGTTTGGATTAATTCGGCATGGTTAGCCGTTTTGGAAATAAGCTCACCACTGCACGGAAATGATTCATCGCTATAATGAGCGCTTTTTTCTCGTCAGTAGTTAGCTCACTTAATTCGAGCTCGTGACGAGCCGCCGGTATTTTTGCCAGAAAGAAAATTGCGGCCAGCGCCCGATTATTTTCTTCAAATTGTGGGTCACGTTTATCGCGCATATCATCGACAAAACGCTCAACCTCTTTCCAGCTATCGCCCCAATATTTCGCGCGCAATTCAGCCACATGATTGAGACCGGCCAGACGTTCACCCGCTTTTAGTGGAACAGTCGCGGAAACAGCTTCGATAGCCATGATTCCCCCTGCTTTTGAGTTGAGAGGCCAGCCAGTAAATCAGCCTGTGAGCGACTCGGGTGCCAGCGCTTGCCGTCCTTATCTGCGATCCAGCCGTGGCCGTAGTGCATGCCTGGACTTTGCTTTACGAGCAGAGATGCGAATGAAGGTTCATTTTTCAGCATACTCACCTCAAATTAACCCGAAGGAAGCGCCAATACCGTTCACGGAATCTAACGCACTGGCCATTGCTGGATTAGCATGGAGGCGAGCCTGTAATGCCAGGGCAGAAAGCGAGAGCATACGAATCCCAGCATTTACACTTTCAATCATGGTGCTCTTGCGAGCTGGGGTTAAACGTTCATTCGAAACGGCACCGCTTGCCAGTTCCCCAAGTTCACTCATGGCGCGCATTACGTAGGTCTGCAATTTTTCTTTTGCTAGTTCGTTCACCGGCACACATGGCAGACAGTGGATCTGAGCTAAAAAGCCATCAACGAGAGTAGAGTCCTCGGTAATATCGGTCAGCGTCCAAATTTCACGGGGTGTTAACTGATGCGGTTGCTCTGGGTTTAGTTTGTTGTAAAGCGTATGGGGCTTGATATCCGCCTTGTTTGCTAACTCCTTGACGTTATGGGTCAAGGCGAATTTGCGACAAGCGTCATCGAAGTGTGAATGTGACGAAACGCGAAAATCTAACATGCTGCGGCTCCTTCCAGCTTGCAAAATCAAGTTACTGAAACACTGCGTAACGCGAATTGATGGCCTGAGCTAACAATTTTGCACGGAAGGCAATCATATTGATTCGGCCTAAGCCACCTTCACGAGTGCGAGGCACCAGTAGCAATTCGCCACGCTTAACCATTTCCTTAACGGTGTTCAGGCTACACCCGTATTGCTCCGCAAACTCCTCATAAGAGACAAAGTCTGGGCCGGCAGGGATTGCAATTTGAAGATTCATCAGTGAATATCTCCGGTTAAGTTGCTTTTTGGTATGTTCTCGCACATTCGTGGTGTGCTTGAGCCTGATAATAGTGACCAATTGACTATGTGTAAAGTAGTCATTTGGTTGTTTTGGGGGTGTGTTTGATCACTTCATCTGAAGATGTACGGGAAATTCTCGAAAGAATCCTTAGTTCTTATGGTGTTAGCACGCGGCAGGCTTATGCTGATTTAGTGGGAATTCCGATAGGAACGGTTAACAACTGGCTCAAAAGAAACAGCTTACCAGGTGACTACCTTGTTCAATGTGCTCTTGACACAGGTGCGGATGTCGTATGGCTTAAAAAGGGTCAGCTTGCAAATGCAAGTTTGGATGGTCGCCCGGCTGGCGAATTATCAGGAATCGCGTTGAGCGAAAAGATGGAAGCTTCTGGTGGGAAAATTGTGCTCCGCCGCATTCTGGATGCTTACGGTTTCAAACTTCAAAAAGAGCTGGGAGATCACCTTAACATTCCATCAGGAACCATGAGCGCTTGGGTACGCCGAGAGCATTTCCCCGGTGAAGTAGTTATCGTCTGCTCACTTGAAACCGGCGCCTCGCTTCTATGGCTGGCTACAGGTATTGGCTCGATGTATGAGAGTACCCCTGATTCGAAACCAGCTTCTGAGGCACTTAAAGGAGTAAAACAGATTGCTAAATTCAATATTCATACCGGCAATTTGATAAACGATGGAGTGTGGTACTGCGACGAAACACTCATTGATGCCTCAGTGAAAAAACCAGCACTTATAGAGAAAAACAGCCTTCGCTGGCTTGTGGATCTCGACACAAAAAATATTGCCAATGGCCGATGGCTAATTGATGTGGATGGAACGTGCGATGTATACGATATCGCGCGCTTACCGGGCAATAAGCTGATAGTTAAAAACGACTCTTCAAATTTTGAATGTCAGGTATCAGAGGTCAAGTGCGTCGGTATGGTCTTCATTACCCTTAGTAAAAGTATTTAATCATGACAGTAAAAAAACTGACTTCCGGCGAGTGGTTATGTGATTTTCGTGTCGATGGCAGAGATAGCCGTCGCGTGCGGAAACGCTTTTCCACTAAAGGGGAGGCGGTTGCCTATGAACAGTATTACCGTGACCAAGCTGCTAATAAACCGTGGATGTCAGAGAAAGAGGATCGCAGAAAGCTAAGTGAGTTAATCATGCTCTGGCATAACCTCCACGGGCAGGCTTTAGTCGCAAGTAAGTCACGCTTAGCTAAACTGCATATTATCTGCAATGGCCTAGGCGACCCAGTAGCCTCCCAGCTAACAGCAAAAGATTGGGCTCATTATCGAGACCGTCGTCTCCGTGGTGAGATAGATAATGGCTACCACAAGGACCCGGCTAAATGGGTTGCGAAACCGATTACTGTTAACCGTGAACATCATTACCTTGAAGCTGTTTTTAACGAGCTGAAAAGATTAGGTGAGTGGAGCTTACCGAACCCGCTTGACGGGGTTAGGGTGTTTAAAGAAGCCGAAAAAGAAATGTCATGGCTCACACGCGAGCAAATTCCTCAGCTTCTTCAAGCTTGTGAAAGATACGGCAAGCCTGACCTGACGATGATAGTAAAAGTATGCTTGGCTACTGGCGCGCGATGGGGGGAAGCGGAAAGGCTTAGCCGCTCTCAGCTCTCCCCCTATAAATTAACCTTCACCAAAACGAAGGGGAAAAAGAATCGAACCGTTCCGATCCCGAAATGGCTTTATGATGAATTGAGCCAGCGTCAAGGCAAAATGTTTAAGCCCTGCTATCAGGAGTTCAAAAAGATGCTTCTGCTCACCAATATCGAGTTGACCGAAGGGCAGAAAACGCATGTGCTACGCCATACGTTTGGATCCCATTTTATGATGAACGGCGGGAACATTCTGGTACTGCAAAAAATTCTTGGTCACGCCAACATCCGCGAAACGATGAAATATGCGCACTTTGCCCCAGACCATCTTGAGCAGGCCGTCGAGCTGAACCCTTTGAACGACATAATGTCCACAGCATGA